GTCTCTCCAACTAATGCCACTACTACTTTGCCCGCTGTTAACTTAACCACTTGATCTAGGGCAATTGCCGTACCTGTGGCGATATCATACTCTTTCATTGCCATTACTTGGCTCCCGGATTGGTCATATGCTACTCTCATGGTTTTATCACTCCTTCTATAGTCTGTCTGAGAATTGTTTATAGCTCATTTTCATTTTAGGATTAGTCTTGTTCCATTGGTCAACAGTGTCCATTTGTTCTTGGTTAAGTCCATGATTCCCCCCGGATGGGCTTGCACCCTTACCACTCCCGGTTGAGCGTTCTTGTTTAGACTTAACCTTCGCGATTACTTCGGCTTGCGCTTCACCGACGAAATCAACAAAATCCTCATAAAGCTCTTTGAGGGGTAATGCCTTACCCTTCGCGAACTTAGCAAACTTAGGATCATTAGGCAATTCGGCAAGGTCAACGTCAGGGTGTGCCTCTGCCATTTCTGTCACTTGTTCAGACCATGACTCATCAGCTTTTCGTTTAGTTTCCTCCGCTTGTTTAGAGGCGTTGCGTTCGCCTTTCAGTTCATTGAGTTCCTTCTTTAACTCCTTCATTTCAGCTAGGAGTTCAGGGGAAGTACCCTGTGTTCTGGCTTGCTCTTGGAGCTGGGCAAGTTCAGCCTGTCGTTGATTCTCTTCCCTTTGTGTCTTGATGGCTTCTCGAATCTCTTTAGGTGTTCCAGCATAACCAAAGGATTGAAGTTCTTCAACAATGCCCTTGTAATCTTCATGCCCATCGTACTTTGTTTGCTCTCTGGCAAGTCTGTCCTGTACCACCCGATCAACAACACTTTGCTCTTCGGGCGTAAATGTTACCTTACCTGTTTCGTCAATCATGCTTTTCTCCACCGTTTAACGTCCGTCGACATATTCCAGATCTTTGTCTGTAGTCAGCCCAAATTGGCATATAAAAAGAGCATACTGGCTCGTCAAACTATCTACTTCTTTTTAGCAAAGGGTTTCTTTTTCTTAGCATACTCTTTGCTCTCCACCTTGTTTTCCTTAATCCCCATCTTCTTATCCTTTGCCATGTCTTTGGCGTTCTCCATGCCTTTGCCCTTCATTGGCATAGCACCCTTGGAAGGCATACCTGCGCCCATCATCATAGCTTTGAGTTTGTCTAGTTTTGCCATTTGCTACATCTCCTTAATTCATCTTTTGCCTGAGCGTTTGCACTACCTTTGTTGGATTGCTGAGATCATGTCCACCGTACATACTGCATTCTGGGTTAGAGCAGATCATAGGGAGAAGTTGAAAGGCTATTGTTGGAGTATCGGGAGAGTTATCCCCCTCGAATACCATTGTGGATACTCCAATATTTAATGTACCACCACATGCAGAGCATTTCATGGTTGTCCTCCTTGGTGCATCATTTGATCGAGGATCTCTGGATGGTTTTTAAGATATGCTAATTCCTCCGGTGTAAGTCCTGCCAATAAGTCTTGATGTGTTATCTGTGGCATCTGTTCCTGTTGTTGACCCTGCTGTTGTGAATCTAACGGAACTATTCCATTAACATTAGGTTGATTATTTGCTAATATGCTAATCGGAACGCCTTGACTATTCATTTCGGCAGGAGGTTGAATCTGTAAGCCAATCTTCTGAGCCATCTGTACTTTACCGTCCGCAGGAAGATCCTTGAACGCAATTGAAGTCTTAGGAATACCCATTTGCAAGCTGCTAAAGTATTGCTCTAGATATTGTTTGATGTCCTTGCGATTAGGCAATTGCATAATGTCGATCATTTCACAGACTATTTTGTAATTCTCCACTGTGATGTTCATTCCAGCGATTGTTTCTGTTGCACTAAGGGTAAAGGCCTTATTATGTGTGATGCCGTCTCCTACCTGTACTACAGTGTCTATGCGAGGGTAATATCCGTCTTTGTTGTATTGGGATGAATCGAACTTAAACACAACAGGTCCTTTTGTCCTATCCATGTTTGGCGGTTGCATCTGTGGAGCTTGTTGCCCTGTCTGCTGTGCTTGTTGTTGCATGGCTTGTTGTTGCTGTGCGTATTCTATTTGTTGTTCTTGTGACATCATACCATTAGCTTGGATTTGCATCTGTTCTTTAACGTCACCTTCTGCACCGAGGAAGATCAACCTGTTATCGTCGTAGAACTCTAACGCTGTCCAATCGATCAACTCATAGAGTCGTTCAAATCCTGCTGTTCTGTCAGCTTTCTTGAGCGATTGTCTGCGCTCTCCTTGTTGTCTGAGTTCGACTAGGCCGCCTAATGTCTTGACGTTGCTTGGAGGTGCTCCTCCTTGATTAACATCGAAGTTTCCTACTGTTTCCTTGATAAGCTCTCTGATATAGGTTAGCGTGTCCTTCAGACCGTTGTTCATGTTGGCGAGCCCAGCTAAACGCCTAACATTGTTAATCTGACCCGACTTAGTACGCCATATTGCGCCTGGTACATTCTCAACGGTTGTATCATCGGATAAAGCGTTCTCTTCCATGATGATTATGTCATTTGCCGTGAAGGTGTCGTTTAAGATTGTCATAGCGAATTCACGGTCTGCGGCATCCACTAGGTCAAGAATTGGTGCCAACTCTGAGCGATCCCAAAATGATTTATTAATTGGTACTTTACAATACTTAACGATGGGATAGAGTTTGTTTTGTTGTCCTGTTGACTTCCAATACTTAGGAATATAACGAAGTTCCCTGTTTCCTACCAAGATTGAGCAGGCCATATCTCCGCTTTCCCATGATACCTTTTCTTTCGTTGATACTCCATTCTCTGTGTACTCATATGTGTCTGAGCCTGAGAATGGCTGTCTAAACCAATGCTCTATGACTTGCAATGTATCGGTCATAACATCATGAGTTGAACTGTCGTATATTTCAGTCTCTGAGTATAACCCATCTGTGGCCAAGTCGAAGATAGTTAAGTCTAATCGCTTGAGATCATCAGCGAATACTCGCCCTGCTTTAATCTTGTGCAATCTGTAAACATAGTCGATGTACTCACAATCGTCTAATTCAAGTGCAGCAGGGTCCGGGAAGATGTTGGCCGGATCTGGATTGCCTATCACAATCTTTCCCTGTGCCTCTCCGTCCCTTAACGAGTAGTCATAAGCTACCTTCCAGAATGCATTACCGAGCTTGTTGAGCTGTCTCTCGTTCTCTGTGTTCATGCTGTTAATGCGGTTATCTTCAACAATGTATTGGACTACATATTGACGTTGTTTGGCCTTCATGTTGTCAGTGTCATCGTCACGTCCGCTAAATTCAAAGTCGGGTATCTCTGGCATAATTTGAGATTCAACATGAATAAAAGGGTCCTGGATCGTCGCAGGAATGAAAGGAATATTTCTCTCTTGACAACTCGCTTGGAGTTCTGCTTGAACCTTGTGTTTGCCCTCGTAGTAGTCGTTGTATAACGTCCACTTTGCCACCTGTGACATGCGCTGATTCTTGGCATAGGCATAAAGATAACGCACAGTGTTAACTCGTGCGTCTGATGTGCTGTAGTCGTATAGGTTGCCTGTTTGGAGTTTAACTGAATCCATCTTTTGTGTGATGGCTTTCTTTGCTTTGGTTAGTAGTCCCACATTTGCACCTCCCTTACATAATAACTCTCGCTTTAGGCTTGAGCTTATCAATCAATCGTTTCTGCTGTTGTGGTTTAGTTGGGTATGTTGGGCATGGTCTGCCAGCTAAGAAGTAGCGTATCGCATCAGGTCCATGACTTAATTCGTGATTTGATGTGCTATCAACATCATTAGGGTCCCTTGGATCACTCTGTAATTGTGGTAATGTCCTTATTATATTGACACAATTCTTAGTAATAACTAATGATGCCGTGGTGATCCCTTGTTCATTGTCGTAGGGTTTTAGGTATTCTTTGACATTGTACCACCCCATTACCCGGTCATTGTTTGCCTTTGATAGATATAACTCACTATCTCCAAATAGTTCTGCTGTGCTTTTCCCTGTTTGGCTCTGCCTATTCCATAGATCCGGAGGTGCTAAAGTCTCATAGATAGTTTCTGTTGTCATATCTTTAATAGCCTTCGCTGCATCAGAAACGATTAATCCCGATTGATATAGTTCCTTATATACATAAGCCTTCTGTTGGTTGTCTACTGCAATCCAATAGCAAGCCAGCATGTCTAAGCCATAGTCGAGAGTGATGTATCTGCGCCAATCGTCGGGGATTACAAAGGTATTAACGACATGGATATCAGTTCTGAATTCATCGAAGTATTGACCCCCTGGTATGCCGTACTCACCTAAGCCAACGACTTTGTATCTCTCAGGATTGCTAAACTCAATATCTTCTATCAGCTTTCTGTCTGCGTCGTCTAGCCATTCATTGCAGCGAAATGTTGTTGTGCTGGTGAACGCTTCGGGATCTTCCTTGTCGAAGAATCTATCTTTAGTCCAATGACTCTGCACCCATGGATTGAAGGTTAATGTGAGCTGCTTCCATAATCCTTCCGGCATTTCTCCACGAATTGATTCATCGAGTGTGTTGAAGTCTTTCTCTTCATCTATCTCAAATGTTTCTTCGAGCCACACCCAACACAGTACTCCTGTATCGACTGTAATAGATGTAAGCTTTAGGACATCATCAAAACCACGAAATAGGATCTTCTGGCCTGTTGCCATGTACTTACATTCTAAGGGTGATTCGGTAAACTTCCACTTGTCGAATACACCAAGACGTTTCGCTGCCCACTTAAGCTGTGCAAATGTGCTATCTTTGTGAGTATTGAACGTCTTGCGAACAACTACGGCATTAGCTTTGTTGTGCTTCATTATGTTATAGATGAACCATAATGCTGTGGTGACACTCTTCTTTGATCCCCGGCCACCCTTGAGAACCCTGTATCTCTTCTTTGATTGCCAGAATGATTTATAACCCTTGCCGATGATGTCAGGTAAGTTTATTTCCTCTGTTTTCTTCATAATTCCACCACTCACGCACATTTTAGCGTTTTTGTTGTTATAGGACGGTGAACGATTGGCATATTTACTTGATTTTGTCCTTCACTCGTGGACATCATAGCTATTTGAAGCAATCCAGAGATAACCAAAGTTCGCTGTTTATATGAAAAACACACCATTCTCAATTAAAAAGAAGGTGTGAAAAGCATGCTAATCGTCTGTCATGGTCAAATATAGCTGAATATGAGGATTGAGTGAATTGTTTAAGTTACATAATGTTAGTTATAGGACCCAATCAATCTTCTAGGTCCTTTTCCCCACTAAATATAACTGTGGTTGCCACTACATCAATGCTCTGCTGTGACTTTCCCCAGGCCCTATCCATGATGATCTCAGAAGCTCTTAGTTGATCCCTGTTCTCCGCTTCCCTATCCTCCATGATTGAGATTACTTTCTTTAGCGCATCGACTGAGTATTTCTTGGCTAACTCCTTGAATTCATCGGGAATCTTAGGTCTGCCGTTTGGGTTTCCACTCTGCCCAGGCTTAAAGGATGTCTTATTCTTTTT